GATTCCTAGCATTATCTTTTGCTATTTTTCTTCCTATTTCTTCATCAAAATTTGTTGGACTTGCAGCAGCACTTTCGCCAACAACATTAAATCCGTTTCTAAGTGTCAAGCAACAAACTGTATTGAAGCGTGATATAAAAGACTGGTCACCTGAATTGGAAACCAAGTTACAAGCTTTTGCAGTAAGTAAGTTAGGGTTTAACGAATCGGACGTTAAGAATTCGAAAGTTGATCATAGACTGTACAAGCTTCTAAACATGGCGTACATGGGAAGCCAGATGCTAGCGAAACAGGCTAGCAAGCCGAAAGTAGTTACATCAGCAAAGCCAGTAACAAATTTGACATCAAAAGGAGCGAAAGTTACTCGTGACCCTAGTCAAATGAGCGATTCTGAATTTGCTGCATGGAGACGGAAAACAATACAAAGACGTGGGGCCTAACGCTGCGAAGCGCTGGTCTATTTCTAAACTTAACGCAGAGATGCGCTGGAGATTTCAAAGATGAGTAATTCATTTAAAGTAATCGACATGGTGACTAAGGAAGCACTTAGAATCATGCACGAAAAAACCGCCTTTATTGGCACAGTTGACCGTCAATATGACGAGTCATTCAAAGATAACGGAAAAGGCAAGCAAGGCGCCACCCTGCGCGTTCGTGAGCCTAACCAATACAAACGCCGTCAAGGTTCGCGCGTGATGGACGTTCAAGATCAGAACGAAACGACACAAACAATTACCGTTGCTACTCAGGACGGTGTTGACATGCGTTTCAATTCTGCTGAGCTGATCCAATCAGTTAACAGCGGCGCGGCTTTCGATGATCTAAGCAAAAACTACATTGAACCGGCGGTATCAGTGCTGGTGTCAGGTATCGAGGCAGATTTCTTGACTTATGCCACCAAAGCAACGCCAAAGATAGCCGGAACTGCTGGAACCGCCATTAATAGCTTGACCGCTATCGGTGCGGCTCGTGCCAAGTTGAATCAGCAATTAGCACCTAAAGATCAGCGTTATATCCAAATGGACTCTGTTGGAATGGGTACATTGGTTGCTGGTGTTTCTGCTTACTTTAATGACCAAAAATCACTTTCTGATCAGTACAAAGAAGGATTTGTGAAACGCACCGGCATGGCTGATTTCTACGAGAATGAACGCGTTTGGACTATGCCTAATTCTTCTGATGTTGCAGGTGAGATCAACAACGGCACATTGACCAGTGGAATCACTACTCTGACAGTCGACGGATTTTCTGCTGCGCCTGTTGCTGGGATGGTGTTTACGATTGGTTCAGGTTCCGGTGAAACAGGTGTTTATGATGTTCATCCTGAAACGAAGGTTGCTTACTCGCACTTGAAACAATTCGTTGTTACTTCTGCAACAACCACAAGCATTACTTTCACTCCGGCGATCATATTCGATACCACTGACCCACGTCAAAACTGTTCTGGCGCGCCTGCCGATGGTGCTGACATTGTATTTGTTGGCGCCGCATCGACAAACTACGTTCAGCCTTTGATGTATCACAAAGAAGCATTCCAGTTCATCACTGCTGATTTGCCTTTGATGGATGATGCTCAAAAATGCGTGCGACGTGTGAAAGATGGCTTGTCGGTTCGCGTATGGATGGGATCAGATATCCGTAACGATGAATTGTTGCTGAGACTTGACATATTGTACGGTATGGCAGCATTAAGACCACAATGGGCGTGTAGACTCATAGGAAGCGCTAACTAGTAGTCTCTGCTTTTAACACAAAACAAGGAGTATTAAAATGGCTATACCTACAACCCTAGAAAGAGTAGATTATGGTAGTGCTGATGGATCTATCCAAACCGGCAGTCACCGCCAAATCATAAGCGGCGTTGGTGCAACTCGCACTCTGTTACCTGGTGAATCAGGCGCATTGTGCATGTTGGATAAAGCTGACGGCATGACATGGACGCTACCGACACCAAAAGAAGGCGCTCAATTTGAGTTCTTCACAAGTGTCGGTGTGTCTGGTGGATCAATCAAGGTCGTAACTGCTACACCAGCGAGTCAGTTCATAATCGGAAATGTTCTCAGCTACACTGTTGCTACTGCATCGCCTGCTGGATTCAATTTTAACGGCACATCACACGTAGCAATCACAATGCAAACAGGCGGAACGTATGGCGGCTTGGTTGGCACTCGGTTCACCTTAACGGCTCTCAGCACTACTCAATGGCTGATAACCGGTGTTCTGATTGGTTCTGGTACTTTGGTTACACCAGCAGCAACAAGTTAATCCTACCTTAGGATCGGGGGTGGCTGGCTACGGTCACTCCCACTTATAGGAGTTTAGAAATGGCAATTAGAATTTACCATCCAGATCATGGTTATGTAATAACCGGCGATCAAGACCAGATTAATATGTTATTGGAAAAAGGCGGTGTGTTAGATACCGCACAGACAAAAGAAAAAGAACCTGAACCAGTTATCGAAAAACCAATAACAACGAGAAAGCATGGCACTCGCAAACTATAGCGATTTACAGGCATCCATTGCTAACTGGCATCATCGCGATCCAGGTGTAATACCTGATTGCATAACGCTTGCTGAGAAGCGGATAAACAAGGCGCTATACGATAGGCTGGCAGAGGTCGAAGCGACGCTCACAGCTACCATAGGAAGCCGCTATATCGCATTGCCGACAGGTTATCAGGCTAACTATGGCTTGTGGCTTACTACATACGGCAATCGCATTGAAGTTAAGTATAAAACGCCTGAAGAATTGCCTATAACTACAGACAGCAATGGTCAACCATATTACTACACGATTGACGGCAGCAATATAGCGTTTGATTACCCGGCAAGCATTGCATATACGTTCGTGTTGCGATACAAAAAAGGCTACGACTTAGCAACGACTAGCACTAATCATGTGATGACTAATCATCCTAACTGCTACCTGTTTGGCGCGATGGTTGAAGCATCAGTGTTTAGCGAAGATGATCAAGCGGCGTTACGCTACGAGGCAAGGTTTCAGCAAGCAATCGAAGAAGCAATCAACGATGAGAAGCGTAACCGTGCGATGACAGAACTTTCATCCGATGCGTCTATCGTGGGCAACAGATTCCAAAACATTATCACTGGGGACATTTAGATGGCTTTAGAAACTGGTACATATATCGATGATTTAGTGGTCACCAATCCGGTTTCAGGTGATCCAAAGTCTCAGGGCGATGATCATTTAAGACTGCTTAAAAGCACAATCAAAACAACATTCCCGAATATCACTGGTGAGGTCACTCCTACCCAAGTGGAGATTAATAGGCTTGATGGCATAACCGGCCCGGCTGCTGCGAAGGATGGCGAGACATTCACCGGCACAAATGATTTTACAGGCGCGGTTATTACCGTACCCAATCAATCGGTAGGGACTTCTGGAATGGTCGCCGCTAACGTCGATTATGTTAATGCTACGGTGACAGAGGCTACTCTACCCGGTCAGGCTGGCAATGACGACAAGATAATGACAACGGATGGCACTACTGCGGATTGGTCGGCAGAAATTAATACTGCTGTTGTTAAGCCTGCGGCTGGGACTGATTTTGCAACATTAACTCAAACGCAAACATTAACAGACAAAACGTTAACAGACTTAATAATTGCCGATGATGCTGATCCAACCAAGAAAGCCAATTTTATCGTATCTGGTGTTACAGCCGGTCAGAATCGGAACCTCACAATACCGGATAACAATGTAACAGTTGATACCCCTGGATGGCGCTTGATATCAGTGTTAACGCCTTCTTCTGCTGCATCACCATATGAGATGGACGTGTTTAGTTCAACTTATGACGACTATGTGGCTGTATGTGACTTGCGCCCACCTGGAGGCACTCTGACCATGCAAGTAAAAATAGGTGGAGCTTATATTACTGCTGCAGCTGCTTATAGATACCATATGAACAAGAGTAGCAGTGCTACAGCGCTTTATGTCGGGTCTGCTGGAAATACTGACGTGGCTGGGTATATACAACTTATTAGCGGCTCTGACTTTGGATCGCAAAGTGATCATTCTGCTAATTTTATGCTTAAATTCATGAACGTTAATAGCACAACAGTGTTTAAGAATATAATCATCGAGGGTGCTTATCGCCGTAATAATGATGAGATAGTCACAATGATGGGGGTTGCTGGAATTGATAACACTGGTGCTTTGCAAGGATTTAGGTTTTCAGGGTTAAGCTCTATCACAGGCACTATTAAGATATTTGGGATCAGAAAATCAATATGATAGTCCGCGTTCCTAATTGTGGATCGGTGGGTGTAGTGCAGGATTTATCAGCGCACGAATTGCCGATTAATGCCTGGACTGATGCTAGCAATATCCGGTTCCTTGATGGCTATGCGAATCAGTTTTTGGGGCACGGTGAAGTTTATGGTACGCCTTCCGTAGAGCCTTATCACGTGCTTCCGGTGATTATCTCAGGTGTGCGCTACTGGTTGTATGCTTCTCTCACTAAAATCTACGCTGTGACTATTACAGCTGGTTCGCCGGTACATACAAATCTGACACGCCAAACAGCGGCGGTCGATGTGGACTACGCAGCAACGGCTAATAGCTGGACTAGCACGGTTATAGGTGGAATCCCGATTCTTAACCCTGGGAATATAACCGATCCTCCGCAGCAATGGGATTTGAATACTGCAAACAATTTTACTGCACTTAGCAATTGGCCTGCAAATACTTATTGCAAGTCTATGCGGTCGTTTAGAAGCTTCCTGGTGGCGCTAAATGTCACTAAGACTACAACTAATTACCCGTACATGGTCAAGTGGTCACATCCTGCCGATCCTGGTGCTGTGCCTTCATCGTGGGATCATACAAGCGCTACCGTTGACGCTGGTGAATTTGATCTTGCTG